CTATAGCGTCAGTGCTTTTAATCTCATCCCAATGCAATAAGTTTATAGAACCTAAACAACACACGAATGAATTAAAACTATCAGTTGGTAACTGTATTTCAGAGCACAAGTTTGAAGCTGTAATATCTAAACCTAACTCTTTGTAAGGAGAATTATTATTAGAGTTATCCTTAAACATTATATAAGGGAAACCGAACTCAGATCTTCGCTGAATTATTTTAGCCCATACCTCTCTCTTCTTTTTACTACCCTTAGACATACTCTGCATCCACTCATCTGTAACGGTAACGCCATACTGTAAATTCTGAATAGGGTTTCCTTCTGTACCAATATCTAGAAACTCTAATATATCAGCGTGCTCAACGGGTAAATACACTGCACAAGCACCTCGCCTAGCCTCAGCTTGCTTACAAACATCTACAGTGGTATCGTACATACGAGCATAATGTACAGGTCCGTCGGCCTTACCACCAGTCGAAATAACCGTACCTCGTGGTCTTATATTTCCCAAATAAGCTGATGTTCCTCCTCCGTATTTAGACATCATACCGATCTCCCTAGACGCGTTTAGAATTGAATCAAGGTTATCATCAATATTAGATCCGTAACAACTAATTGGTAAACCTTTATTTTTACCAAAGTTTATCCACACTGGAGTAGACAAGGAGTAAAAACCCCTTGCCATATAGTCCTCGAACTTTTGAGCGAAGCCATCTATTTTTAAATGTTTTTCAGCTGTGTTAGCTATGTCTTTAATTCTTTGTTCTGGTGTCTCGGTTATGTAACCTCTAGACAAGAACAGCCTGGACTCATCATTGAGCCAATAATATTTCTTTCGTTCCATTAAAATAAATCGTCTGCGGTTATACTTTTACTTTTCTTATTGTAATCAACTGATTTTTTATAGAAGAAATCACCTTCTTTAGTAGCTGTAATCTCAACATCAAACCACTTAGTTTGTTCAAGGGCTTTTTTATCAACTTCAAACACAGAATCATATCCTATTTTTTCTAGTGAATTATTGAATCTATTTTTAATAAATTCCTTAATAGTATCTTTACTTAGGAAGCTAAGCTCTCCAGCTTCAAATATCCAGTCTAATACATCGCACTCAGCTTTATAAGCTTTAGCACATGCTGATTCAATGAGTTGTTTAAAGTCCTCATCAAACCACTCTGGATTTTCTGATCTTATTATATTTATAATTTCAGCACCAAAGTTACCGTGTATTTCCTCTTCTTTAGACGTTGCTTCAACTACGTTAGATATACCCTTTAGTACATTATTATTCTTATTGAAAGACATCATAATCAAAAACTGACTAAACAAGCTAACGTGTTCTATAAATAAAGAAAACAACAATACCGACTTAGTGTACATCTTGTTATCTCTAGATCTAGTACCGTCTAAGTATTTAGTTAGGTATTTTATCCTAGCCTCAATGGCAGGTACATCAACAACTGTTTGAAACTCTTCTTCTAAACCTAGTATCCTAATTAACCTAGCGTAAGCATCTTTATGTCTAACTTCAGACTCTGCAAATGTCATACCAACATCACCAACCTCAGTGATAGGCATTCGCTTATACATATCAGCCCAAAATGTTTTAACACTAACTTCTATCTGAGCTATCGATAACATAGTCTTCTTAATTATATCTCGTTCTTGTTCAGATATATTAACCTTGAAGTCTTGCACATCGTCAGTAAAATTAAACTCAGTATCAATCCAATACGAGTGTCTTATAGCGTCTTTGTAATCAAGTAGTTGTGGATATTGATACGGTAATATGTTAACTCTTTTTTCAAATATATTATTCTTCTTCATCGTAGAACTGTTCAATTGTTAAACAAACATCTACGAATGGTAAATAAAATACGTGATTAGATAATTGAGACTCTTCAGTCTCTGTGTTGTAACTTCTAAACCCTAATAGTATACCAGGGTATAAACCTAATGTCAATGTCCAATTCATATTACTTTCTTTTTTGTTTAATTAATTCTATAACTAAGTCGCATTCCTTTTGGTTTTGAGGCTTGTATAAAGTTACATGTTTCATTTTATGGTTTACATATTTTTTAAACATCTTCCAACGCAAAGGAAAACTTTCGTTTGCTCGACCTTTAGTTTCTATTACAAAGTCATGGCTAATGAAATCAGGTGTATATTTAATAGGTAGTATTTTTTTACAACCCCTATTTACTAAATCGCCTTTACCATTAGCTTGGCGTTCGTAACTTTCTACTTCAAACTCAAAACCTTCTTGCAGTGTAAATGTACAACCTTCGTAGTCAGCTTTTATACCAGCTTCTTTAAGAGCTTTGTACATATACTTTTCTAAGCCAGAAGCGAAGGTGATGCCATCATACACCACCTTCTTAGCTCTTACTGGGCCTTTACGTTTAACTCGCTTTTTCATCCGCAAACTTATCTAGCTTCAACATTTCTTCAGCTATTGATTCTTTAGCTGATTGAAGATATAATATAGCATCCATTAATTCTTCTTGTACATCATTTAGATAACCGAATAAGTCTTTATGACCACCAGCTCTTTCGTCATTAAGAGTTCTACCATACTTTTGAAAACCTACATCAGATCGTTCTACAAACTTATCACATACGTTTCTTACTACTGGGTCTCTAAATTTATACATTTTAGATTCTACTGCATCCATACTGTCGTATATTTCTCTGCTACTCATAAAGATTGTTTTACAAAAGTTCCATTAATCATTTTACCTTTCCTGTTTTTAATTTCAGCATAAGCCGCATCAATACATCTCTCGATAGAAGTCTCGGTCATATGAGCTAGGTTGGTTAACACTACAACCATATCGCCTATAGCATCAATGATTTCTGCACGATCTTCTTTTAACAAAGCACTACCAAGCTCTCCAGCTTCTTCCATTAACTTTAGATACTGTGTTTTAGCATTACCTTCATTGTACAAACCTCTTTCGTGAGCCCATTCACGTATCATAGTAAATCTTAAAGCTTCAGCTTGAGGTACTTTAACTAGGTCATCAAAGTTCTTAGATTGATCTGACCAAGAACCTAGTTTTTTATTGTAAACAAAACACCTATTTTCATTGTAATAAGATGGTTTAACATTACTCATTATCCAGTCTACACTTTTAGGTGATAGGACTACGTCACCATATTCAGTACTCCATTCCATACCTATGTTATCAAGCAATTGTCCTTTAAGCTTGCTCACTGGGCAAGGGAACGTAGTAGTTTGTTCAGTTATATTAATATCCATACTGTTTAATTTGGTTTTATTAGGTTTTAAATCTTTATAAGGTGTTGTATCAACTCTATACCCATATTCTTTTTGAAGATCAATCTCACGCTTAGATATGTAATGCATGTCTTTAGACACGTCTAATATCTCGTACTCATGAGCTTCGTAACCTTGTTGGTCTGTAACTCTACGTTGTAAATTTTTAGTTACACCAATCTTCTTACCGGGTATGTGGTAAATGTAATAATTAGGTTCCATAGTTAGGTAGTTTATTGTTATACAAATGTAAATTATGAGCGTGGTGGTAGTACCAACCAGTATCAATATTCAGTCTCTCTGCAACTATTTTTTGTAGTCGTGAAAATTGGTATTGATCATTACAAAAGCCGTACCAGAGATCGTTAGAACGCATGTAGACAGACATACAGAGCTTATTATTTACAATTGTAAACTGAACAGCGTAAGTACATGGTGTGTCGTTATCATACAACTCGTGCTCTTTAGCGTCATATATACTTATAGCTGCTTGCCTAGTGTCTTTTTCATACTTTAGCTTATTAACTACATATTCCAACTGTTTATTCCTACTCCACTGCCAACCATAGTTTGAGTTTACGCAACCGTCAGTGTCTGCCATATGATTCCATATGTCAGGAACTTTACCGTATAATTCACCGAGCTTTTTTATGTTATTATCTCCAGATAAATACCATAACCACTCAGCCTCAGCATAATCTATACTCCATTTACGGTCTTTATTTGTTATCTCTCTCAACATTGGATTATCTAAGTAAAACCCAACGTTGAATAATGCTTTAGTATCACCGAAATTAACACCTTGTTCGATTATCAAGCTGTGGTAAAACTCGTAAGCATCATTTGCTGTTTTAAAGTGTCTAGTCATTGTGTTTTTTATAATAATATTTGCAATATTCGTACATTTTAGCTAAAGCTTCTAGACCGGTGTATCTATTGGGATCTTCTGTAACCTTATCTTTAATAGTTATTTCAACTATCCAAGCTTGATCGTCTGACCAATCAGGTATAACAGCTATCCATATTCCATTTAATCTACACCAACCAAAGTGCTTAGCCATTTCATCTGATTGAACTAAGAAACCTGGGTTTCTACCTTTTACCTTTTTAGGCATTATTCCCAGGGTAAAGCTTCGTTCTCAACGACGTCGGCAGCTAGTGGTATATAACTACCTGACTTAGGTTCCCATGTGAAATGTGATTCAGCACCATTTTCACCTAAGTTCTGGAATTTAACCTTGAGAACTTTAGCTTTAACAGTTTTGAGTTCATAATCTCTGTGGATAAGCAACCCGTGATAACTAGCATCATACCATTCACCACCACCTTTAATGTTATACATAGTTGGTTCTTCAATTTTTCCATCTTTGTCTTTATACATTTTAGTTGGATGAGCTACTATAATAACTAACACATCATACTTTTTAGCAAACGTTTCAATCTTAGTTAGATATTCCATAGTATACCTATTAACATCTTCGGTTTTACAATTTAAATCTCTAACTTTATTAAATGGATCGATAACTAAACATTTAATACCTTTACGTTTTACTAACTCAGCACCTTTAGTTAATACATCTTCTAATGTATATCTATCCATATCAATGAAAAAGTAATTATCATCTATATGATCAGTAACATTATTCCACTTTTCAGAGCCTATGTCAGAAGTTGTAGGTAAACCCTCCCAGGTTTTACGTATCAACTTATGTGCGTGCAAATAATTAGGTTTGTTTTCGGGTGATGCAAAAGCTGTCTTCCATCCATAGTTCTTATTGTAACCAATACACATTTGATCTACAAAATCTGATTTACCAGATGATGGTATACCCGTTACAGTTATAAACTGTGATGTATATGTAGAGAATATTTTATC